GTTTGAAATGGTGTCATTGCGCCAGTTAGAACCAGAGTTAGAACCGTTAGAACCGCCCAAAGCTCTTAAAACGTTAGTACTATTGTTAATTGAGTGATTGTGGCCTGGGTCTGTTACTGTGGCAGTATGGGTGTGGCTTACTAATGTGGCATCTTTGCTACCGCCAGTTTTTGTATTTGCGCCAGTAATTGTTGTGTATGCAACACCAGCAGAATCAACAGATGCGCCTACAATAAACTTATCTCTTAAATCGGGCGTTCCGTTAGATCCATTACACAAATACCAACCTGTAGGAATCGTGGCAATAGTGCCAGACCACATTGTAATAATGCCTGTAGGTAACACAAACACATAGTTATCATATTGGAATTGTGTGCCATCATAAATAACAGATACAGATTGTCCTGCAACAATGTCACTTGCTGCTAATTGAGAGCTACCTTGTTTTAATATTGCTTTTGCGCCAATGCCGTTAATATTTAATGTAACTGCGCCTGTATTTGTATTTGCTGCGACAAAAGTAAATCTTTGGCCTGTAGCATAAGATGTCATACCAAAAGCCGCTACAGCAGTAATGGAGTTTGTGCCTGCAACAGAGTTTAAGTATTGGAATACATTGTCTTGCACTTGCCCTGCAGCAGCATACATTGTACGCACTGTAGCATTACCTACCCCTGTATGAGCAAAGTTACCCATAGGCAAGTTAGCTGAAGGTACGGTTTGCCCATCAGAGGCAATAGAACCTGTTAAGGCTGTAGCCATATCGCCAAGCGTATTGTTTGCCCATGTAGAGCTAATCGTAGTACCTGTCGCTACTGGATTGCCAGCAGGCAGGTTATATGTTCCGCTACCATTTCTTGCCATTATTGTTCCCCTTGATTACCTTGGTTTGCTTGCTCTAACAACAAGCCTAGTTTTTTTGCTTGCGATTTTGATACAGGCGATTTTTTGCCTAAATTTTTGACTGCGCCTTTGCCTTTGCCATAAGCGTAGGCCATTTCGCCTACAGAGCGTGGCATTACAAATGGAGCTGCGGCTAAAGCACTACCTAAAGATGCAGGATGTGTTAAAGCATAGTATGCGCCACCTGCTGTTTCTAAGTTGCCTAGCATGCCTCTTGGCTTCCATGTGCTTAATGCTTGCCCTGCAAGCGCTGGCATTAAATCTTCTGCGCCACTTTGCACAAGTTGGTCAGCTAGTTGTTTTCTATATCCAAAGCTAGAACTTACATCATCACGCAAAACAGATTGCAATTTTTTAAGCGCTGTGTCGGCAGATGATTTTTCACCTAAAGACAATGCTCGCTTAATTTCGTTAATTTGCTCTGATGCGTCGCTGTAATTTTTCATCACATCAGAATAAGTTGGAGCTTGATTTTTAATTGTTTCTTTGATTGCGTTGTAAACATCACCAACAGCGCCTCTAGCATTTTTTTGCTCGTAAGGAATATCCTCAAGAATGTCGCCAATTTGCTGTTTCAAAGCATCCATGCCTTCAGGAGTATGATATTCAGCAGGATCAAGATTGCGCCATTTATTGATTAATTTTGTTGCTTCATCAATCTTCTTGTTTGCGCCTTGTTTAATTACTTGACCTTTGTATTGCGTTCTTCCAATAGCATTGCTTAATGATTTATCAATGTCATCAAAGTTAAGAATAGATTGGTCTTTAGAGATGTCAACCATGCCTGAGCGATATGCGTTATTTTTTTCTTGACGCATATTTTCCAAGCCTGATTTAGCAATATTTACAACTTCTTCCATATCTCCGCCTCTGCGAAGATTTTTTAAGAATGTTTGATTGCTTGTTTCGCCAGCTTTAATTGCTTGATTTACTGCTTCTTTGCCAGCGCCTGTAGTTATCCCCATTGTGCCTTTAGCAAGCTCACTAGCGCCTTTTATTGGGGCTGTAATGACTTTTTCTGCAAGCGTTAGTGGGTTTGTAACCTCTGAGCCTTTTTGCAATACTTTTCCTAATTTGCTACCTTTAGTTAAAGCAGAGCCACCGCCAACTACTGTTGATACATCAGCAAGTACAGATGCAGGGTCGTTTGCTAAAGCCTCTTTAAATCCTTCCGCAGAGCCATAGCGTTCTTTATACATATTATTAAGAGCATTTGCCATTTTTTCTTGCTTGCCATAGCCTTCTTTGTAGCCCAATGCTACATCAGCCTTATCTATAGCCTTTACAACGGATTGTGGCAACACTTTACGCATCTCACCAACGCCAACATCTAAGACGTTGGAAATTGTGTCAATAGGATGCACTACAGCGCCAACAGTTTCTTTGACTAATCTGCCAGTGCTAGGAATAATGTTTTGCAATGCGCCTGTAGCAACTTCCCCTGCTGATAGCCTTTTTTTAGGCTGTGCAACTGGAGGTGTCGCCACTTCCCATTGGTTATCTACTACTTCCCATTGATTATCCATTACTTAACTCTCTTTGCTTTTCCGTTTTGTAAAGTCCAAACTTGTCCATTTTTAAATGTAGTATTTTGACCTTCAGACAATAAGTTTAAAGGTGGAGTTTGTGATTGATTTTGTGGTTGCGATTGATTTGGTACTACGCCACCTGGGTAGCCAGCAGCTGTAATGCCTTGAATTGCTGTTGCTCTGTTGCGTTGTTTTTGTTCAATAATAGATTGTGATTCACCTGGTTGTGGGAAGTATTGTTTAATCGCATTATCAAATTCAACAGGAGTAATTGTCGCACCTGACTCTCTGCGTAGCGTAGCGTTAATAAAGTTACGCATAGCTTGAGCGGCTTGCTGAGTTGATTCATCAGCCATATATGCTGCTGCATCAGAAATTCCTGTTGGCCCAGTAACAATTGCTCTTAACATCATTGGGCTGTATTTTACTTTACCTCCAACCTCTAAAGGCTTAATGATGTTGTCTGATTCTTGCATGCGAGTTCCGTATAAACGGGCATTAGCTGCATCTTGCGTTAAAAATTTAGTGTTAGGGTCGCCTGGCCCACCTGGAATTGGTGCTAAACCACCTTCATCAGTCCATCTATATCCTGCAGGAGGTTTGCCCATGCCACCATCTTGCTCAGGTTTAAATGCAGTGCCTCTCGCAACTTCTTCCCATTTTTGAGTTTGTGGATTCCATTGCTGAGTAACATCCATGCTCCCAACTCTCATAGTTCTTACGGTAGGAGCGGCTTGTGGTTTAGGTGACATTCTTGCGCCACCAATTTCTTCGACTTGTCCTTGGTCATTTAACCCATAGAATTTACCTGTGTTTTCATCACGAGTAACATTGCTGTATTTTGGCTGTGGTTTAGTAGATTTCGGATTTTGAGCAATAATATCGCCTTTACGATTAACAAGAATGCCGCCTTCTGAAAGAGATATAGGCTGTTCTTCTTTGCCGTATTGAGCAAGCTGAGTTTCTACTAGCTTAGGTGCAAGATCAGGCATTAATTGCACAGCACGAGATGTAAATTCTTGTTGAGAGAATGGCTTGCGTACTGTTTGAGTAATACCAGGCATGTTGCCAGCTTCGTTATAGTCAACAGGTTGCTCTACTTCTTGGCCTTTTAGCAAATCAGCAAGTTTTTGTGTTTTAGCGGATTGTACTTTTGCGTAGTCTTGAATAGCTCTACGCTCATCTTGCGCTCCCATAACCTTGCCTGCCGCATTAGCCAAATATTGCGTCCATGATGGAGCTACATAACGACCAGACACAATTTGCCCTTCAGGAACTTGTTGCCCTTGCAGAGCTTGAGCCATACGCAATTTGCGCTTTAAATCAAGTTGCTGTGTAGCATCATCTCCATAACCTGACAAATCATAAGTATTGTCTTTAAATTGTGGGATGTAATCCATTATATTTGCCATAATTATAATCCTAACGCAGAGCCAATAGATGAGCCGATATTGCCAAACAATGTACCAGGGTTAGACATACCTACCAAGCCACCTAAATTCATTAAACCGCCCATGAAATTAGCATTCCCTGCTTGATTAGCATTGTAATTGCCCATTTGTGCATTAAATCTGTTTTGTGCAGCACCCATCAAATCAGGAGCTTGCCATGATTGCATGCCTGCTGAGTTTACATAGTTTGGAGATTGCATTTGCACGCCACTACGCAGGGCATTAAGTGTATTTAATGGTAAGTTTTGGTTTGTCAATGCTTGATTGAACGCATTTTGGTTAGCAGCAAGACCTGTATTAAAGCCGCCTATTACAGCGCTAGTAAGTTTGTCGTTTTGACGCTGATTCAGGTCAAACATTGCATTGCCCCATGCTTCAGAACCAGGCTGAATGCCTTGATTTACCAACTTGTTCTCTAATTGAGCTTGTTCTCTATCTAATGTTGGTTGCAATCTGCGCATAATAGCGTCTTGATATGCTTCACCTGGGTTCATGCCAACTTGAGGCAATTTAGATGTATCAATTTGAGGATTTTCTAGCGCTTGCTGATAGTTTGACAACCCTGCGTTAGCAGAGCCTAACAAATCAGAATACAGGCCTGTTTGCTTGCCATATATATCCTGTTGCTCAGGGCTTAATTTCTGAGTCGCAGTATATGTAGGATTGCCATATTGATCAGTGCCTGTTTGAGAGTATTCCATGCTTCCAAAAGGCGTAATTTGATTGACTCGATTGGCAGACAATACCTCTCGATTAATGTCACGCTGGGCTTCAGTTTGTTGCTGTGCCAGCTTTTCATAATTAGGCGCTTTAGGAGCTTTAGCTTTTTTACCCATTTTTAGTCCTTATCCACTTACAATTTTTTTTATAAAACGCATATATGATTAAATCGCCATCCGATGCGCCACTTTCAATTCTTGCTACTTCTTGAAAACCTAGATGCTCTGTAAATTTGATTGAATCTTTGTTTGCAGAAGAAACTGTGTTAATCATGACATTTACATTTAACTGATTAAATGGGTAGTCAAACATCACCCATAAGAATTCTTTAGTTAGCCATCTTTTGCCAATTCCTACGCAATGGCTAGAACACCTAGCGTTTTCTTCATAATCGTCATATACAACACCAGCAATTAACTTACCATCTTCTTCCAATCCTATTGCTTCATAGTTGGAAACGGCATCCCATATTCCATGCCTTCTTACAAACTCAGCTACACGTTCTTTTTCGTCAAATACTATGCGCTTCATTACAATATAGCGCCTTCTTCCATCACAATATCAGTGCCTACCCATGTTGTTTGAATGCCTTGGCTTGCTACTTTAACAATAGGTGCTGCATAATATCCAACACCGTTAATACCTTGCCAATTCTGCACAACATTTAAGTCGCCACCCCATGTAGCAGCATCCCATAAAGCATTGTCCCATGAGCCATATGATACAGGCGTATATGTCAATGATGTTGTAGGTTGAGCAATGTTAAAGTCAACATTAATGCCCGCTAAAATAGCAGGAGAGCCATTAGAGCGTAAAATTGGACGCGACATTGTGTAGCGTTTTAACTTGCCTGCCTTGCCAAAGTTGTTAAATGCTTGTAATGCAAAGCCTTCAATGTTAGTGCCGTTGTCAGCCAAAGTATTCCATGCTAACCCAACAAAACCATTGCCGCCAAAGTAAGGCAAATCGTTATATATCAACCAACAGTTAGCATCCCATCCTGTGTAATTACACCAAGCACCAGTAATTGTGTTCATCACATATTGTTGTTGGTTTTTACCTGTTTCAATAGGTACATTTAGCCATAATTGGTTTAGATGTGGCACATAAACTGTTTGCCAACCAAAATTGCTACCATAACTACTAATAACTTGAGATACTTGGTACTGTATTTTGTCAGTCAAAGATATTTTTGGGTTGATGCGAGATGACTGCAATGCTTGCGACATAGGAACTAAGCCATCTTCGCAAATAATTAGCAAATCACCAGCATATTTATACATTGAGCGCTTGCCGATTGGCGAACCAATATCCCAAACACCCTTCATTCCCCAAGTTGTTGCGCTTGATGGATCAGAACCTTGGAATACGACAACCTGACCCTTGCTTGTGACTATTACATAATGGTCATTTACACCATCGCCTGCGTCAATTGTCCATGTGGCGTGGTCAACAATATAGCCACCCTTGTAAGCATATGCAGAAATATCTATTGCTGTTGCTGCGCCTGTAACTGCTTGAGTGCCTAAATACCACACCTTCATAGTGCCAGTTTCTACAAACCACAAACGATTCATAAATGTAAGTGGCTGGTCTAGCTTAGACGCTGTTAATCCTGTACCTGTAATAGATGCTGTTGTAAATGTTGAGCCATCATACAGTCTTGGAGTGTCTGCGCCGTTAGCAAATACCAAATAGCTTGTGCCTGCGCTGTTTGTGACATTGCATGACTCAAAGCGTGAGTTAGATAGCCCTGTCAATACAGCAGCACCTACTGCACCACCTGATGTGACGTTGTAAACTTTATTGTCTGATATAGCAAATAGTCTGTTGGTCGTGCCGCCAGCGTAAGGCATCAAAGTTTCTACTTGACCTGGCAATCCTGTTGCAAATCTTGTGTAGCCACTACGCAAAACGCATTCTGTAGTTGCAGGAAACCAATTTGTAAGGATTACTGCATCCAATGGACTCATGTTTGGCAAAGCATCTCTAGCGTTCCATCCCCCAACAGGGGCTGGCAATGATACTGGGCCAGAAACGGCTCGTTTAGCTATAAATGCCATTATTAAGCTCCATAGTTAGCGTCAGGTATGTTTTCCCATCCAATCAATACGTTTGCAGTTCTAGGTGCAAGTGATAATGTTGGTGAGCCTTGATCATTAGCTTTCGCAATATTCATTTGTGTCTGATAATCACGCTCGTAAGCTGTAGTATCAAAGCCTTTAACTTCAAAATATTTCTTTTTCAGTCCCAATACCATCAAGCGGTCAGGGAAGATACATGTATCAGAATCAGATGCGAATTGTGGGATTAATGCACCACTGCTGTTCAGCGCCCAATAGCTAGATATGTATTCAAAGCCTAAATACTCGTTTGTTGATGTCAGAGGCCATATTTGGAACTCTTGTCCCATAATGCGCCAACGGATACGAGGGCCAGTTGAAATGTAAGATGATTTTAAGAATTGCCATTGTTGTGGCGTTTCAGGGCCAAGCATTTCCCAGCGTTTA